TAAGTCTATCGTGTTTGAAGTTAATGGTACAGAATATGCAGGTGGAGTAAGCAATGTTGTTTTCTCTTCTGCTGTAAATACCCTTGGCTTTGGCAACTACGAAGATTCTCTTGATTTCACATGCGCTGTAACTGGATTCCAGGACACAGCAGCAGCATCATTTCACTCATTCCTATGGGAAAATCCAGGAGTGACTGTGAATTTATCATTTGCACCACACGGAAACGCAACACCTTCCGCAGCACAACCATGGTTCACAGCAACAGGTTATGCAGAAGTTGTTCCAAACCTTGGTGGAGCAGCAGGTGAGTTCTTCACCTACGATTTGAACTTCATTCTTGATGGTAAGCCAACAAGAGTAGAGTCGTTCTAATTAGGTTGTCATGGCAGAGGCTATATCTATTTCAGTAGAAGGCGAAGCGCAGGTAAAATCTGCACTTGCTAAAGTTGAGAAAGATATTGTTGATAGATTACCGCTTAACAAAGAGTTGAGTGATGAATTATCAAGACAAGCCTCTGCCAGGGCACCACGCCTAACTGGAGAACTTGCTTCAACAGTAAAAGGCAATCCTTCTGCTGACAAGGCACAAATCCTTGCTGGTGGAGGATCAGTAGTTTATGCGGGTGTACAAGAATATGGATGGCCTGAAAAGAACATTCAAGAACAACCATATCTAAGACCAGCAGTCTATGAAAACTTAGGTTACATAGAAGAGAAATACAATGACTACATAAAGTCAATTATTAAAAGATATGATTTAGATTAATGGAGGCAGTAATGAATAACGATTTAATGTCCACACTTAGGTGGAAAGAATTAGCAGAAATAGAAGCCTATTTGGATTTGCCAATGGATCAATGGCAGGATTGTCCATCTAAGGCAAAGTTAGCATTCGCTATGCAATATATGATGGCAAAGCGGAATAACCCATCAATTACAATAGAGGATGCAGAAGCAATGACAATTGAACAGTTGTCTGAAGCATCAGGGGTCACAATGCAGGTCCCAAAAGAAGATACTTCAGCCTAAGTGCAATGGCTAAGTTCTGTATAGCAACAGGCTATACGCCAGAACAATTCTGGGAACTTACCTTTGAAGAATATAGCGCTTTGGTTGAAGAACTTAACAGGAGGAAGTAGTGGCACAACAGATAGTAATTGATATCGTTGCAGAAACCAAGAAACTTACTCAGGGACTTGACGATACAAACAAACAGTTGGGTGGTCTTGATAAAAATGTTAAGGCTGCTGCAAAATCTGCTGCTGCACTTGCTTCCGCCTTTGTTCTAAAGCAAGGTATTTCATTTCTTAAAAAAGGTATAGACGAAGCCAAAGACGCTGCTGCAACAATGAGAGCAGCCAATGCTACATTTGGTGAAGGCTCTGCTGCATTACAAAAGATTACTAAAGATGCTGAAAAGTTTGGTAAAGAACTTGCTGTTGATAATGATGAATTAATTGCTTTGGCAACACAATTAGGTTCAAGATTACCTAAAGAAATCCAGGCATCATCTGTTGAACTTGTTAAGATATTTAAAGATGTAGAAGCATTTACTGGTGGTGCTGTATCAGCAGAAGCAGCAGGAAATAAACTTGCTAAGGCGTTTGCTGACGGTACATTAAAAGCAGGGGAATTACAAAAGATATTCCCAGGATTAGAACAAGCAACATATGATCAAGCAGAAGCATTATCTAAGGCTGGAAAAAATCAAGAAGCACTTAATCTTTTAGTTGATTCTGGTGGCAAGAAATATGGAGATGCAGCAGCAAAGAATGTTGATGCCACACAAAAATTTAATGTTGCCCTTGCTAATTTTCAAGAAACATTAGGTACAAAGGTTTTACCAATCCTTGAAAAAGGTATTAATTTCCTAACAAAAATGCTTGATGCATTTGATGCATTGCCAACTCCTGTACAGAATTTCTCATTAGGATTATTAGCATTAGTAGGTATTGGTGGGCCATTATTGTCATTTGTTGCAAATATACAAAGTGCTTTAGTCACTCTTGGATTAATGCCTGCTGCCACAGGCGCTGCTGCCACTGGAGTAAATTTATTTAGTCTTGCATTAAAAGCCATTCCAATAGTTGCAATCATTGCCACAATAGCATTACTTATTGCTAACTGGGATGATGTTTCTGCTGCAGCCAAGAAGTTATGGGAAAACATTACTAAGTGGTGGAGCAAGATTTATGATGATATTAAAGAGTTTGCAGGCAAGGCTATTGATTGGCTAAAAGAGAACTGGCCTAAGATCCTGGCGGTATTAACAGGACCATTTGGACTATTTACATTCTGGGTACTAACTTATAAAGATGACATTATTGAAAAGTTTAAAGAACTTTGGGAAGGTGTAAAGACTGCTGTAACTGAAAAGGTTACATCAATAATTGATACAGTAAAAGGTCTTTGGAATGGTTTAAAAGATTTTATTATTAATTATTTCTCAGATAAGGCTGATAGTTTCTTAGGTGCTATTAAATCTGGCTGGAATGCAGTAAAAGATTTTGTATCAAACATTGTAGAAATAATTAAACTAACTGTTGGTGTTAAATTCTTAGAAATGTTTACAACAGTTACTGAATGGGTAAATGCAATTAAGACTGGTGTTGTTGAAAAGTTTACAGAACTTAAAGATTCTGCTATTAATCAATTTAATAAATTAAAGGATGCTGCATCTAAGATTTGGGATAACATTAAAGGCTTTATTACTGATGTAGCCACAAATATTAAGAATAGACTTGGCGAAGTCTTTGGCTTTATGGTTGAGGTTGGTAAGGACATTGCTCGTGGTATTTGGCAAGGCTTATCATCAATGACAGGCTGGTTTAAGATGCTTCTGAAGGGATGGGTTGAAGCAAATATTCCACAAGCAGTTAGAAACATATTAAAGATTAGTTCTCCATCAAAAGTTATGGAACAGATTGGACAATTTGCAGTTGAAGGACTATATAAAGGAATGGGAGCCAATGGTCCTGTTGGTATTCAATTACCACAAGTAAATGTTGCAGGAAATGGTGGGGCAGCACCAATAGTAATTAATATTAATGCCGCTCCAGGAACTGACCTGTATGCACTTGGAAGAACAGTTAATAATGCTGTGAATAAGTATTCAAGAATATCAAGCCAGTACGGAGTTAAGCAGCAACTATGAAATCACATGAAGTATTTGGTTTAAGCATTTATGATAACAATTCTGGCGGATATATTAGTTATAACGATGGCATTATAACTATAGACATTGAAAGAGGGCAGCAAGAATATACTGGCCCATTTACATTCCCTGATCCTGGCACGGCAACTATAGTAAGTCGCAACCCATCATTAGACCCATACACAAACCCTTTAATTAGATATAACACAAAAATTGTTATAAGATTAAGCACAACACGAGTATTTACTGGTTATATTGAAGGTATCAATGTTGAATACCAGCCAGGAGATAAGCCACCTATTATTACAATTAAAGCCATTGATATGATTGGCGTATTGGGTAAGCATGTATTAAGTGAAGATTTTATTACTCAAAGAGTTAGTTGGACAACAACACAATTATTAGAAGGCCTTCCAGATGAAGTAAATGACTTTGAACCAGTTGGTATTTTTACAGATGGCCTTGAATATGCAGATGCACCAATTGAAATTGGAACAACAGCATTAGATGCATTAAGAGATAGAGTTAAAACAGACTTTGGTATGTTCTATGTAGGAAGAGCAGGCGTTGGAGTTTATTTTAGATATGATAAAGATGACCCATTACATCCATACAATCTTTATGAACCATCTATATATTTTAATTATGACGGAAGTCAAACATCCTACAAGTCTGTCAATCTAAACGATGGTTTTACCAGAGTAGTTAATGATTTAGAATTAAATGGAACAGATAACACAGATGTATTTGTTAGTAGTTCAGGTTCAATAAATGCTTGGGGTAAATCAAGTGCCAGCGTTAAATTAATGACTGATAACAACATAGATATTCAAACTATCGCTGACATTGCATTAAATGAATTAGCACAGCCACAAAGAGAATTACAACAAATAACATTTGATGGTTTTAAAGCACTGGCTACCCCAACTCTTCCTATTGCTGGATTATTAAACTATTATAGAAATAACATAAATATAAATCATAGAATTGATGCAGAGACAGTTATTAATAGAAAATATCAAGTTGTAGGAATAAAGTACGCAATTAACTATAATGATTTTGATGTAACATTAACATTAAGAAATGTAGCATATCAATCTGAAGAAGTAAGCAATCCTATTATTGTTAGAACACCAGAGCAAGGCACACAATTAACAGAGTTCACATATTCATTTATATATCCTGACCTTAGTGAAATCACTGCCATTTCTTGGGATGCTGATGATGGATTTACTGGTACAGACCCAACAATAACTGTTGATTATGTTACTGGTGGTACTAAAACAGTTACATTAACTATTGATACTATTTATGGCTATAGCAAAACAGTTACAGTTTTATTTTTTGTAGGTGATTCAATACCAACATCATCATTTACTTATACAAGTAATGCAGATAATATTTATACATTTACATTTACAGGATCAGGTGCAACTTCTGTATTATGGCAATTTGGAGACGGCACACAGTCAACAGAATTTAATCCTACAAAATATTATTTAAATACAGCGACAGTTACAGTTAGTTGTGTTGCTACAAATTATGTTGGGTCAGCAACAAGTTCACAAAGTATAGGTGTAACTAAAATAGCAGTTATTCCAGTTAAATATATAAGACTGTCTTTTATTAAACCATTAAATCAGCAATGGAACGATGATGATTCTTATAGGCTTGCAACCATTTACCCAAACACTGGTGGCCAAAGAATGTATGGTATTTCGGCTTTTGAACTTAAGAATACTATTCCAGATCCTGATGTAGTAATACAAAGTCCATACACTTTACTTGATTACAAAGAATATGGCGGATGCATGGTTCGTGGTCCAATTAAAGATAACTATGGAAGAATAGAAAGATTAACTAAGAATGATGTAATGGCTGCATTAATGCCAAATGTAACTGGTGTATGTTATCCATATGCAATAAATGATATGCCATCAAAAGAACTAATAGAAATGACTTTTCAATTAGATAATTTTTATACAAATATTAATGCTGCAAACTTTGTTCAAACGGCTGGAAGTAATTGGGGAACGAATTATGCAGTTGTTGAAGTAAGTTATGACAATGTAAATTATTATAATTGGGGCGCAGCATTACTTAATGGTGCAAATATTGACTATACAGATCCATTAATTACAAGACCTAATTGGAATTTACCACTTTCTCCAAATAATGCACCTCCTAAAGGTGTTAGATTTATTAAGGCTTCAACACAATTTGTATCTGGAGGCGCACCAGATTATAAAATCAATGAGTTCTTTGCACTTACTCCAGGATTAAGAGTAAACAATGGTTCATTTACCTATCTTTCATTCCCGCCACAAGATAATACAATTACTGATTGCGTAGGTCTTGGCGGTATTGATTTAGATAGAAATAGTGGAGCATCTTATAGATATGAAGGCCTTCCTGCCTCTCAAACAAGACTATATTATTATCTAAGAACTGTTACTAACAGAAACTTTCCACAAGGTTCTATAGGAGTAAACTCATCACTTACAAATATTAATCTTAAGAATTTGAAAGATTGGGTTAGATGGGATGATGGTTCAAGCGCTGAAGTAAATATTGTTATGGACTTAGGTCAAGTTAGATATGACATTTCTGGTGTTTATATTGATTGGAGACAAGATAATGACCTTTATCTACTTCCCACTTCAAATCCATCAAGTACATCATTATCAACAACCAATGTTATTGATTTGGCTTGGAGTGATGATGGCGTAACTTGGTATCCAATGGTTACAAATGAACCAATGCTTAGAACTCCAAACAATGGTGCATTTATTACTAAAACAACTCCTGTATATGTAAGTGGTAGCAGTGGTCCTACCTGGTCTCCGCCAATCACATCAGGTTCAACATTTACTGTTGATTCAATGAATGCTACAACTAATCCACCATTAAAGTATGTGTTCCCATAAATAGATTTCCACTGAACTGCCTCGTGGAATAGCAAACCCACCCAATACTAACTAATTGAGGGTGGGTTTGTTTTATTAATCTTGTATTAGTGTTTCAATAACTTCAGGAATAAGTTCTACCTCAACCTGGGTTTCAGGTTCAGCAATTACTTCTGCTTTCTTAGCCTTAACTTTTGGCTTAGGACGCTTTCTATCAAAGTCCCACTCTTTCTCACTATACAACTTGCCATCGTAATAATATTTTGTCATTTCTTCCTCCTGACATTTGGTTGAGCGAGTATCTCATATATATCATCTACCCGCTTTTCAAGTCTATTGACCTGATCTTTGAGGCTACTGCCTCCATTAGGACGAAGTTCACTTAGGAACTTATTTATAAGCCATTTAATTAATGCAATATTTACCCCCAGAATTGAAGTTATGGCAGCAGCCAAGGCGGTTAATAGTTCAGGACTCATAATACATATAGTCTACAATAGATGTAGATTCACCTTGGAGGTTTTATGGATATCCTTAATGTTCAACCGCCCACGATAGAGTGGCGGGTATATAGAAATGACACTACTACATTAACAGTAGTGCTAACAGATTCAAATGGCGTAGCCCTTGATTTAACAGATTGGGACTTTGAGTCAAAAGTCAGAGAATTCCCATCAAGCGCACAGGCAATTACAGAAATGTCAATTGTAAAGA